GCATCGCATAACCAGCTATATCTCTCCACGAGTCGTCGTAATCGGCATCTCCATTTACAATACGTCCAATCTTATGACAAATCATATCTAGAGCCTCTTGCTGATCATCAGCTAACTTTTTGTTTTCACAAACAAGACCTTCAGCTATTACATCTTTAAGATGCTGAGTAATCCGAGCGTGACCGATGAAGCTCCCGTAACGGCTCCCACGCTCGCTCAGAACTAAATCGAGATCACTAGGCTGCGTTGAACCAGTAGACGGTTCCATTGTGCTCTCTAAGAAACCTCAGAAGATTATAAGCGTCAGAGCGCTCAAGGATCTCAGCTCCGCGCTGGCCGTTAAGGATGTAACACACTGAAACCCGGTCAGCCCCTCTAGTTAAAGTCACTCAAGAACAAACATTTCGGTACAGTCTATAAGATCAACTCCGTTCTTACTTAACTCTGGAGCGTACTTATAATCATTATGCTCCATCAAACAACACGCTTTTGGAATATACTTTCCATTTTTCTTGATCAGAGGGACGCAGCGACGATGTTCGTACCCAGCAGGAACACCTTCAAAAGCTAAGCCCATAGAACTCCTATCTGCGATAGGCCAGTTACGGATGCCCACGCGGGCGTAACTCTTCCCAGGGTCAAAGCTGTCAGATCGGATGTAAGCCTCACCGTCCTTCTGATCTAATATCATTGCTCCGTAGTAAGGGTTAGCGGCCTGCACAAACACACTTATCTCATGATCTACCACTAAGATTTTGGGAACAGTAAACCCAACATCAGACCAGATGTTAGGCGTCTCTTTCAAAAGAGAGTACCGATAGTGATTGTCGAAAGGGACACACAGACCGTTGTACTCTTCATACCTTATAAAGCCAGGCTCAAACCCGGATTTAGCCAAGCGTGGCTTCCAAGCTAACCAGTAATGAAAATTATCTAAGGTAAGAGTCATATCATTCTCTTGATAAATATAATAATCATGTCTTCTATTTAAAATCTCAAGAGCCAGATCCGTTTTATGCGCCCAGGTCAAGTACCAGCCTTCATAGCCAGGGCTAGCGACCTTGACGCTAGTATTTACATTTTTGAAAATATTTACAGACTTCTCTAGAAACTCCAGATCACCCTGAGAATCATAATCAATATAGATACAAGCAGTAACTTTATACGGGAAAGAATCGTACTGCGACAGAGTATTAAGTAACGTACACAGACGGTCAAGAGGCTTGTGCGCAGTAATGGCGACCCAAATACTCTTCACGTCAGTACTCGATGGAGAAGTTGCCACGCCGCTGGAGGAATGTTATCAACCAAGTATATGCGTCCAGTAGGTCATCGTGAGACGTAGCACCAACATTTATTAACTGTTCAAAGAGCGCATCAAATTTCCTGTACTTGTTAAACACCACCCTTTTATGCTCAAGGATTCCCAAAGTGCCTCTAAAACGAGACAGCTTGTCACCCCGGAAGCCTTTAACCTCATGGACATGTAAATTCGTCAACTCTCGCTCGTTAATCAACACCCTCTTGATGTCCGCCGCCAAAGACGCCTGATACGCCACGGATTCAACTACCAGCGACACCGTGGAGTACGTAGGGACATACCGATCCTCTTGCTTATAGAGAATACCCCACTCTAATAACATATCGCAGAGCAGATCGATCTTCTCTAAGTTTCCTATACTTCGGCACTGGTGAGCATCGATAATGTAGAACATATCTTTAAGGCGCCCACCCAGAACGAAAGCTGTGTAATCGCTCGTTTCGTTCTTACTGGCCGACAGGTCAATGCCTACAGCCAGTGAATCGAACTCTGTAACCACTTCGCCTTTGACTAACAGCTCAGGCGAGACGATCAGGTCTGAAGTTAGAACAGGCTGTTGCTGATACTGGAAGGCAAAAGCTACAGGATCCAGTTCCTTTTGCTGCTGTAAGTAACTAACGGACCACTGCTCAGGCCAGTAACTTACAGCCTCACCGCGATTGTCATAAGTCAAGGCCTCCTGAGTTACCTGCTTCCAGCCTTTTGATTCAACAAACAGAGTTTTGTGGATGTCGAGCGGGTGGAACCTAGTACCCAAGCAAATAGAACGCCCACCTTCAAAGATAATCGGCGCGATCACAGAAGACCAGTTATTATTCATTTCTTCCCTAATAGTAGGATTTTTAATATCCGTACTAGATTTAATAGGGTCATCTACAATAACAAGGTGAGCACGCTTAGACGTAATAGAACCTCTAAGACCGGCTGCACGGAGAGTAAACTCTTCATCGCCCACGCGGGGGATGCCTGCGTACTCAAAATCAATAGACCAGCCAACGTCCGACTGCATACCAGTCTTCAATCGAACGCGAGGGAAAATCTTCTTGAACTCAGCAGAGTCGATGATCTGCTTGATAATTCTACTTTTGGGTATAGCGGTATTGATGTTATACGAAACGTAAATAATCTGCAGAGGGAGCTTCGCAGACGTGTGCCGGCCTATAGTCCATGCAGTGAACAGGTTTAGCACGGTTGACTTCGCAGAGCCTCTAGGGCTTAGAATGTCAAGATTAGGTCCAGCGATATCTATAAGATATTTATTAGAATCACCTGTTATCAAGTGCTGGTGCCATTCCAGCATGTGCTTGGCTGGCGGTTTATCTAGAACCGTACAGAACGTCTGGAAATCGTTAGCAGCCTTGGTGTAAATAGTATCTACAGCGCTTTCTGTTGTCTCTTGAGCACGAACTGCTTTTATCTGTGCAGCACGACGGTAAGCAAAGGACTCACGACTCGGCATATCAATATCCTGACAGTGTTGCTATAGTGACCCTACCGAGATTCTACATCTGAATGGCGAAAGTACTTTGGTACGGAGACGCTTGTTCTAACACTGGATTTGGACGAGTAACGCATAGTGTATTAGATCACTTGCATAAGCACCATGACGTTACGGTCATGGGTATCAATGCCGTGGGAGATCCTCACGAATATCCTTTTGAGATTTACCCTGCTGCCACGGTCAACGCGCCTGATCGTTTTGGTATGCAGCGCCTGCCGGAAATCGTATCCAAGGTCAAACCAGACGTATTTATAGGTCTGAATGACATTTGGGTACTGAATCAGGTGTGGGAAAAAGTCCACTTCCTGAAGGAGCAGCACAAATTTAAGTTCCTGGCTTACTTCCCTACGGATAGCGAAGCGTATCTCCCCGATATGCTGCGGAACATCGAACACTGGGATCTGGCCACGACGTTCACGATCGGCAGTGCTGAACGTTTACTGAAGCACAAGATTCACCCGAAGCGGCTGGCGGTGCTGCCTCACGGTGTAGACAACGGGCGGTTTAAGCCTATGTCTAAAGACGAAGCCCGCGACAGCCTTGGACTACCGAAAGATAAATTCATCGTCTTCAACGGCAACCGTAACCAGCCCCGCAAACGCATTGATTTAACGATCCAGGCGTTTGCCAAGTTCGCTGTAGATAAACCGGATACGATGTTGTACCTCCACATGGGTCTTAAAGACCTGGGGTGGGACATCATGCCAATCTTCCAGCGGGAGATGGAGAAGTACGACTTAGATCCGTACAACCGTCTAATCCTTACGTCCAACTCAATCTCGTACTTGGACGCTCCCCCGGATGAACTCCTCAATCGCATCTATAACGCCACGGACGTCGGCTTGAATACAGCAGACGGCGAAGGCTGGGGCTTAGTTAGCTTCGAGCACGCAAGCTGCAAACGTCCTCAGATCGTACCTAATCACACTGTATGCAAAGACATTTGGGAAGGGGCGGGTATGCTCGCAGACATCGCAACTTGGGTCACCGATAAAGATCTCGGTGTTGTTAGGGGTCTGGTCGATACCGACTCAGTATGCAGCCAGTTAAATGAGCTTTACGAAAATGTAAGCACTTACATGGAGGTTGCAGACGCCTGCTATGCCTTGACTCAGCGTCGGGAATACAGATGGGAACACATCGCTGACGGTTTCTCTCAAGCAATCACTGATCTTCTCGCCTGATTATGCAATCGACTAACCGCTTCTTCCACGCATACTCCGGCGTGGCCCAACTGATCCGCAAAGAAGAGAAGGGTATCCCTAACGTCTACCAACAAGCCGAAGCTCTTGGCGGCAAGTTCACCAGGATCACACACGGTCTACCGGACAAGGCAGTTGCCAATTTCAGCCCTAGCATTATCAAGCACGGCGACAGAACCCTGATCGCCTGGCGCTGTCAGCCCGAACCCTTTTGCTTCCGGCACGACAGTAATTACTTCTACATGAACGAAACCCCTACGGAGGTGTACATCGGTGAACTCGCTGACGACAGTACAATCCTGGGTGCGAAAAAGATTAGATCAAAGCCGCACAGGCTTAGCTACGAAGATCCACGGCTGTTTCATGGACCTGACGGTGAACTATATGTTCAGTTTGTTGGGTCTACATACGCCAGCAAGTACAACAAAAAAGACAAGAAACTATTCGATCAACCGAAAGTAATTGTCTGCTACTTAAACAAAGAAGGAGAAGCTTTATACCCAGCGATCCCGCCTATCGGTGAGAACAAAGTCATAGGAAAACCCGAGAAAAACTGGTGTTTCTTCTCCCATGACGATCAACTTAAGTGCCTCTACTCCACGAGGCCTTTGAAGATCGAGTGTGAGCGAGGTGACAACGTTGAAATAGATACCAGTTCGCTAGAGGCAACTACAGGCGGTAGTGCCACTTTTAACTCACTGCCGCCAATAAACCTTGGCTATGGCTATCTGATCTTCTACCACTGGAAGCACATGGCCAAGGATGAAGCAGGGTTTACATACCTGCTGTATCACCTAGGAGCTTATATTATCGATAAGGAGTTTAAAGAAGTCCTGTACGTAGACGAAAAGCCCCTTTTCAGTGGGTCCCTGAACGACAGACTAATCTCATGGACAGACGCCAACGCTAACGTTGTGTCGTTCCAACCAGCAGTGATCTTGCCGTTTGGTGGCTACATCGAAGACACACAGATGATTATGTCATTGGGTGTGAATGATGCTTTCATGGGAATCTTCCGATGCCCAATCGAAAGTATCTTGAAGCGCATGAAGCGCATGAAGAGAGTTAGTTAACTCTTTTCTTCTCGTTCAACCACGGACCAGACCAGAAGCGCAGCATCCTCAAGCAAAGCTTGAATCGTAGGCTGCGAATCAAAGGTCTGGTTCAGTTCTCTAAGGCAACGATCGGCACCGGCAAGCAACAGGCCACGCCGGTCCATGCCGTCAGTAATGGCTCGAACGGATTGAATGTGAGAGCGAAGCTCCTTCTGAAGCGCTGAGATCTTAGTGGCCGCCGTGGCATGATCCAACATGCCTGTAGTTGTCATGTCCCTAACGTTTCTAATATCCATCTGTAGCTCATCAATCTCGATGAGCAGAACTTTACGCAGATCGACCTTAGGGTACTTTTCCTGCACCCAAGCAGTTAGATCGCTGATGCTACCGTCATAGCTAGGCTTCAAGAACCTAGCGTACAGGTAGGCCTCTACGTCGCTGGCAGCGTTCTTAGCGTAAAACAAGAACGCATCTTTGTTAGACTTGTCTAAGGAGTCTAACCAAGCAGCAACAGTCTGAGAGTTACCAATAGTAGAAGTAATCATGCAAATGCCTGTTGACCAGCTAAGGCCATACCGGCACCGAAACGTTTCAGAGCAAGCTGACCTTCAATCTGACCACGCTGCAAGGCTAGCTGATTCTTAGTTTGCTCTTGCTGCTTACGGATATCCAAGTTGGTAGAAGCAAGCTCAGCAGCTGTCTGATTACGCAAGTTAGCTGCGTTAAGACCTTGAGCTACTTGGCCTTGAGTAATAGAGTTCATAGCGGAAGACTCACCGCCGAGAACAGTGTTTTGAATGGTACCAGCAGCAGTACCAAACAGATTAGTAAGATTAGCAGCTGTAGTTGGGCCGAGTAACTCAGTAGAAGTCTTTGCCTTAGCAGCAAAATCTTCGTTACCAATCAGAGCACTCTGATAAGCACCAGCTAAACCAGCTAACAGATCAGTATTAGCTTGATCTTTATACGCAGCTTGATTGAACTGACCCAAGGCTTGAGAAGCCTGGAGCTGAGTATTAGTGTTAAGTCCTTGGATATAAGGACCAGTAAGAGCGGCGAGCTGTTGAGCAGCTGTGGTTAGAGCTACATTACCAGGAGCTAACTGTGCAGCGTATAAAGATGCGAAGTCACCTGCAGGCTGTTGGCCACCACGGATGGCTCCAAACAAAGAACCTGCGCCGCCCGCTAATGTTCCCGCTGCAGTTATTGCAGGTAAAAGCGCTACCATCAGCCCACCCCCCGGAAGTAAGAACGAGGCTCAGGCGGCGTGGGAGATTGAATCTGAAGGCTCTGCATCCCTGCCTTCATGCCTTCATTCATAGCTTGCATCACATTGTAATTAGGAATTTGAGAGAGGTACGCTGTAGTAGCCAGTGCAGTAGCTTGCTGCGCTTGCGCATACTGTCGAGCAACTTGGAGATTACTCCACGCCTCGATGTTCTTCTGTTCGATAGCACGGCGAGAAAGCTCCTTTAAACCCTGCTGACGTAGAGCCCCTTGCAGCACATAGCGCTGCATTTCGGCTTCACGCTCCTCCCTTC